CGCACCCTGACACTGGACCGTGAGGTGACCCTGCCGGAGACAGGTGCCGCCACGGTGAACCTGATTAACGGCAGCGGTAGGCCGGTGAGCGTGGCCATCACTGCACACCCCGCGCCGGACCGGATACAGGTCAGCACCCTGCCTGATGGTGTGGAGACATACGGTGTATGGGGGCTCTCCCTGCCGTCACTGCGTCGTCGCCTGTTCCGCTGTGTCTCCATCCGGGAAAACACGGACGGCACCTTTGCCATCACGGCGGTGCAGCACGTACCGGAAAAAGAAGCCATCGTGGATAACGGGGCCAGCTTTGAGCCGCAGTCAGGCACCCTGAACAGCGTTATTCCACCGGCAGTGCAGCACCTGACGGTGGAGGTGAGCGCGGCTGACGGTCAGTATCTGGCACAGGCGAAATGGGACACGCCGCGGGTGGTGAAGGGTGTGCGCTTCAGTCTGCGCCTGACCAGTGGAAGCGGTGAAAACAGCCGCCTGGTGACCACCGCCATCACCGCAGACACGGCGCACCGTTTCAGTGGCCTGCCGCTCGGGGAATACACCCTGACAGTCAGGGCAATTAACAGTTATGGCCAGCAGGGCGAACCGGCCACCACCACCTTCCGGATTAACGCGCCAGCAAAACCCGCCACCATTGAACTGACGCCGGGGTATTTTCAGATAACGGCGGTACCGGTGCTGGCGGTGTATGACCCGACGGTACAGTTTGAATTCTGGTTCTCCGAAAAACGCATCACGAACACGGCACAGGTGGAAAAATCTGCCCGTTATCTGGGGACCGGCAGTCAGTGGACTGTCCAGGGGAGCCGGATTAAGCCGGGGACGGATTTCTGGTTTTATGTGCGCAGCGTCAATCTGGTGGGCAAGTCTGCGTTTGTGGAAGCCAGCGGGCAGGCCAGTAATGATGGTGAAGGGTATCTGGAAATTTTCCGGGAAAAAATAGGAAAACTGCATCTGGCTCAGAGGTTGTGGGAACTGATAGATAACAGCCAGCTTGCAGATGAGATGGCGGAGATGAAGACCAGCATCACGGAAACCCGCAATGAAATCACACAGACGGTCAACAAAACACTGGAGAACCAGAGCGCCACCATACAGCAGATACAGCGCGTGCAGAAGGACACAAATGATGACCTGGCTGCACTCTACATGCTGAAAGTACAAAAAACCAAAAACGGCATTCCTTATGTGGCCGGGATTGGTGCAGGGATTGAGGATACTGATGGCCAGCCACTGAGCAACATACTGCTGCTGGCTGACCGTATCGCGATGATAAATCCGGAGAGCGGCAACAGCACTCCGTTATTTGTGGCGCAGGGGAATCAGCTGTTCATGAACGACGTGTTCCTGAAACGACTGTTTGCGGTGAGCATCACCTCGTCCGGCAATCCCCCAGCATTTTCCCTGACGCCGGAAGGAAAGCTGACGGCAAGGAACGCGGATATCAGCGGAGCAATTACCGCGAATACCGGCACGCTCAATAATGTCACCATTAACGAGAACTGTGTCATCAGAGGGAAACTGTCTGCAAACCAGATTGAAGGCGACCTGGTGAAGACGGTGGGGAAAGCCTTTCCCCGGAATAACAGTTATGCCAGCGGTACGGTAACCGTCACAGTTTACGATGACCAGGGCTTCGACCGGCAGATTATCATTCCCCCGGTGCTGTTTCGCGGGACGAAACACCAGAATTTCAACAGCCCGAATCAGCAGTCGTACTGGTATTCCACCTGTAAGCTGCAGGTGCTGAAGAACGGGGTTGAGATTTTCCATGAACCGGCAACGGATGTCAGCCGGGTGTTCTCATCGGTGATAGATATGCCGGCAGGGCGGGGTCATGTCACCCTGACGTTTAATGTGTCGTCGGCCGGTGCGAACAACTGGACGCCGACAACGTACATCAGTGATTTACTGGTTGTGGTCATGAAAAAATCCACGGCAGGGATCAGTATCAGCTGACGGTTTATTAACCCGGACGGGCACCTCAGGAGGTGCCTTTTTTATTGACTGAAAACAAAGAGGTAATCATGCGGCATTTATACGCAACGATATTATTGTTTACTACCCTGCTGGCAGGAATTGCCTTTCCTGCACAGGCTGAAAGCGGACACGGTGCATTTTCTGTGGGGTACACACAGGTGCACCCGGACGGTACGCCAGGGCTTTCCGGTACCGGCATCAGGGCCGGCGATCTGAAAGGGATTAATGTGAAATACCGTTATGAGTTCACGGATCACCTGGGCGGCATTGTCGCGCTGAGTTATGCATCGGTGAAGAAAAGTGACACGATGAAGACGGGTGAAAATACCTTCCATTATGAAAGCCTGCGCGGTCGTTATGTCAGTCTGATGGCCGGCCCTGTCTGGCAGCTCAGTGAGCGGGTCAGTCTCTATGGCATGGCCGGGATGGCGTACACCCGCTGGTCTGACAGTGTTCAGGATTACCGGCGTGATGAAGTGAAACCGGGGTATGTGAAGGAGACCACCACCGCCAGTGATGGTCATACTGCGCGTCATCTGTCGCCGGCCTGGAATGCCGGGATTCAGTTCAGTCCCGTAGAGACGGTGGTTATTGACCTTGCTTATGAAGGTTCCGGCAGTGGCGACTGGCGCACTGACGGTTTCATCGTGGGTGTCGGCTATAAATTCTGATTAGCCAGGTAACACAGTGTTATGACAGCCCGCCGGTTCAGGCGGGCTTTTTTGTGGGGTGAATATGGCAGTAAAGATTTCAGGTGTGCTGAAAGACGGCACAGGAAAACCAATACAGAACTGCACCATTCAACTGAAAGCCAGACGTAACAGCACCACGGTGGTGGTGAACACGGTGGCCTCTGAAAATCCGGATGAGGCAGGGCGTTACAGCATGGACGTCGAGTATGGTCAGTACAGCGTCACTCTGTTGGTGGAGGGATTCCCTCCATCACATGCCGGGACCATCACCGTGTATGAAGATTCTCAACCGGGGACGCTGAATGCTTTTCTCGGTGCCATGTCGGAGGATGACGTCCGGCCGGAGGCAATGCGTCGTTTTGAACTGATGGTGGAAGAAGCGGCGCGTCACGCAGAGGAGGCGAAGAAGAATGCCGGAGAGGCGGAGACATCAGCGAGGAATGCCGGCATATCAGCCAGTCAGGCAGAAGAGAGCGCTGCAAATGCTGACACTTCAGCAGGGGATGCATCGGAGTCAGCCCGGCAGGCGGCAGAAAGTGCAGCCGCTGCAAAGCAGTCAGAGGAGGCGTCCTCGTCCTCGGCCTCTGCGGCCGCTCAAAAAGCCAGTGAGTCATCACAAAGTGCAGCAGATGCTGAATTGTCAAGAAAGACGGCAGAAAGTGCAGCCGGTAATGCAGCCAGGGATGCAACGACCGCAACAGAAAAAGCCCGGGAGTCAGCAGAAAGCGCACAGTCAGCGGAACAAAGCAGGATAGCGGCGGAAGAGGCCGTAAACCGAATCCCCACCGTGGTGGGACCTCCCGGGCCAAAGGGGGAACAGGGGCCCGCGGGTCCTCAGGGGCCGAAGGGTGATAAGGGAGAGCGCGGTGACACCGGCCCTGTCGGGGCAACCGGCGAACGGGGACCGGCAGGTGATGCTGGTCCGGCAGGCCCGCAGGGGCCGAAAGGTGACATGGGAGAGCGGGGAGAGACCGGTCTGACGGGAAATGCAGGTCCACAGGGTCCAAAGGGAGATACCGGTGCGGCAGGCCCGGCAGGCCCACAGGGACCGAAAGGAGAAACAGGTGCGGCTGGCCCGGTGGGGGCAACCGGACCTCAGGGACCGAAGGGCGACCCGGGGGAGACACAAATNGTGCTGACCGGAAGTGATGACGGTCGCCACAGCAACACGTCTCTGGCGTGGGGGGCTGGCGTGCAGTTTAACCCGACCGAATCCGTGGCCATTGATATTGCTTATGAAGGCTCCGGCAGTGGCGACTGGCGCACTGACGGTTTCATCGTGGGTGTCGGTTATAAGTTCTGATTAGCCAGGTAACACAGTGTTATGACAGCCCGCCGGTTCAGGCGGGCTTTTTTGTGGGGTGAATATGGCAGTAAAGATTTCAGGTGTACTGAAAGACGGCACAGGAAAACCGGTAGAGAACTGCACCATTCAACTGAAAGCCAGACGGACCAGCAGCACGGTGGTGGTGAACACGGTGGCCTCTGAAAATCCGGATGAAGCCGGTCGTTACAGCATGGACGTTGAGTACGGTCAGTACAGCGTCATTCTGTTGGTGGAAGGATTCCCGCCGTCACATGCCGGGACCATCACCGTGTATGAAGATTCTCAACCCGGTACGCTGAATGATTTTCTCGGTGCCATGTCGGAGGATGACGTCCGGCCGGAGGCACTGCGCCGTTTTGAACTGATGGTGGAAGAGGTGGCGCGTCACGCTGAGGAGGCGAAGAAGAATGCCGGAGAGGCGGAGACGTCAGCGAGGAATGCCGGCATATCAGCCAGTCAGGCAGAAGAGAGCGCTGCAAATGCTGACACTTCAGCAGGGGATGCATCGGAGTCAGCCCGGCAGGCGGCAGAAAGTGCAGCCGCTGCAAAGCAGTCAGAGGAGGCGTCCTCGTCCTCGGCCTCTGCGGCCGCTCAAAAAGCCAGTGAGTCATCACAAAGTGCAGCAGATGCTGAATTGTCAAGAAAGACGGCAGAAAGTGCAGCCGGTAATGCAGCCAGGGATGCAACGACCGCAACAGAAAAAGCCCGGGAGTCAGCAGAAAGCGCACAGTCAGCGGAACAAAGCAGGATAGCGGCGGAAGAGGCCGTAAACCGAATCCCCACCGTGGTGGGACCTCCCGGGCCAAAGGGGGAACAGGGGCCCGCGG